GCCAAAAGCCATCCACCTATCCCCTAACTATTAAGAAAGGAGAGTCGGAAAGCCCAAGATTAAATCCAAGGGCCCAGATCGTACCACACGTCGACAAGCACACGAAGAATACGCGTGCGAGTTCGGCCTCTAGGAGCAAAATTATTACCTTGCTCTTGGGGAGACGTAGATCTTAACCGGACTAAAAATAGCCCGATACCCTCAGATGACCGGTTTATACCAGTCTCGGCAAACGCTAGAAAGTAATAACCCTCTATTTGGGAATCATAAAAACCAAATTTTGAGTTATTAAACCTAGCTCTTGAACAGGAGGATTCATCGAAATTACAGATGAAACTCCCATCACCTTTACCCTCCGATCCCGTCAGCCTTGTGGGCTTGGGGGTCTCGTGATAAAGATAATGCCAAACTGCACGAAATCGAGAATCACAAGCCGTTTTTCTTACGTACCTGTGAGCAAGACGACGTACAGCGTTAGCGAACTTAATTAACGCCGGTACAGAGGATACTATTTTCTTTAAGAAAATAGGTGTTACGTCTACCCCCTTCCAGTAATGCCCACCGCAGCTTTCACGAAAGTGCCCCTGAAAGAAAGACTTCTCAGGGTTCACAGTGAAGCCGAGGAAAGCACAAAAGGAAGAATAGAGTTCAAAACATTCTACGGGAATAATTACATCATCCCCGTAGACGCTTATATCCCTACATGGAAAACCCATGTATTCGGCGACCGCAGTGGCCGCAGAAAAGAATATAAGTGATTCAAGCTCGAAAGTGAAACCGTTCCCCATAGAGGAGAACTTCTCCCACTTCCTTGCTTTATTGTTTTGAAGGCCAAAGTGAGATCGACATTTATCCATTAACCTAAACCAGTCTGGAGGTAAAACCTCTTCAACCAATTTAAGAGCAATAGAATCACTCGCAGAAGAAAAATCAACAGTGGCTAGATGAGAAGTTGTGCTCCCCACCATTGCTAAAGTACGATTCCTCTCTTGAGAGTTAAGGTCAACCCCAACCCATCGAAGTTTGTGCCTTAAAACCGAGCCAATACCGAGTTGGAACCAGAGATTAATACCTGGCTCCACGGCAATGACTCGATCGGCACGAGCATCTTTGGGTACGGTGACGACTTGATTACCAACGGTGAATCTTGGATAATCTGTATTACGACGCAGATGATCCTGCCATATAGGAAACTCATATGGCAATCCGTCCATCGGTAACAAGTTGTACAGATCACGCGTTGTCCCAGTTTCACACTGGAACTTATTGACGGACGTGGCATCATCACCTTTTAAGAAGGTAGTGACACCAGGCCCCCAATTGGCGTGCTCGAAGACATCCTCAACAGAGAGAGGCCCTAGGATCTTATGGATTTTCTGAATGGTTGCGTTAAGCAACCAAACATTGGCCCCCTTAAATAAGGGGTCAACCATAAGATTTCGGAACCTCTCATTCGTACGCTTACAGAGAAATTCGAATTTCTCAAACTTCTCCATAGCTCTTAACTTAGTATCATAAGGAAGATTCAAAAAATCCGCCTTAGATAAAAGTGTAGAAGCTACATAAGCGTCTCTAAAATCCTCAAGACTTTCATAATCAAGAGGTGATGTCTCAAGTTGAGCAAGTTGTTCATGCTCACCCGAACTGTATAATAAATACACAGTAAGGGCCCTGGGACAATCTAGAGATTGAAGAAACTTCTGCACAGCTACTTGGGTTACCCGAGTAGAAACGCGGAACTGCTTCGCCAGTTTTTCACGCTGGCGCATACTATGTAACTTAGTTGCCATGGTATGGTTGCTCCATAAACATCGACTATGAGAAAAATATAACTTACTTGTTTAAGGTAAGTGACAGACTTTCTAGTTTCCGATTAAGGTAACTAGAATTCTTTACGCTAGAAAGGCGTATCGAATGTCTGTATGGCCCCGGGAAGCGGCGACCCTGTAACATCGGTCGGAGCATCGTCGGAGGCATTGATAGTTCCCAAGAAGAACGAAGTGAGGAGAGACCAAAAAATCAATCTCTCCGCAGTCGTAGATCTTTCGGGAATCATCACGTCGAGGTTTGCCATTAGCTCATACGCCTTACTGGGCGCGGGTGTAAACCCGTTTCCAGCGGGCGCTAGAGCCTCTAGCGTCGGAACAACAAGCTTACTCTGCACGCGGTAGACTTTAGACGTCTTGGTAGGCGTCCTAACCGACAACGTGTAGACGGGATAACCAACAGCGATACCGCCTGATTGGTCAACCCACCGCGCCACCCCGGGCATTGTAAAACCCATGGGGGTGTACGTTTTATCGACTCCGACAGTAGCGCTTGTTGAGCGAACTGTGGAGCCGAGAATCGTACTGGCTTTTATGACTGCTAAAGCAGACATATAGTACCACTCCTTATGAAGCAATTATTAAACCAGC